TCATATGGTAGATCAGTACTTGCTGCTGCGTCAACTCTTTATATGGCTGGAGTAACAGATCCAAAAGATCTTGCATACTCACTTATTGGAGCAATCATTCCAGTAGCACTACGCTATGTAAATCCAAGTGACAAAGCATTTGGTCGTCTACCATCTATTGAAGATGTAGATACAGCACTTAAGGCTGTAAAGCCAGCCAAGAAGTCTGCGCCAAAGAAGAAGGCTGCTACAAAGTAATACTCTTCATTGAGGGGGCCAGTCTAGAGATAGGCTGGCTTTCTCTTTTATGATATACTTATTGATATGGGTAAATTAGTTTATGAAAATATTACAAAAGATAAATCAAAAACAGTCCTGCATTGGGAACCACTAATAAACTTAAAAGACTGGCTACAAAAAGATAAAACCTTTTAAATGAATCAATATGCATATAGCAAAGAGGTTAAAAAAAGGTCCAAGGTTGCCGTAATACTTTGTTTATTTGTAAGACTTGAAAATTTGCAAATGACTTTAAATTGTTTAAGTAATCAAACAAACAAAGACTTTGATCTATACATATCTGATAATTCAAATAAAACTCAAAAGGTAATTGCTTTAATAAGTAAGTATGCAAAAGACATTGGCATTAACATTTCTATTAAGTCAGACAATAATGAGTTTAAGCAATTTTCAAGATTCTTGCTTGCAAGAGATTTAGCACAAGGAGGATATGAAAAGGTCATATTCTTTGATGATGATGAGGTTTTATCTAAAACATTTGTAGAAGACTGTGTTACTCAGTATGAACCAAAGACTGTAAAATCATTCTGGGCACATAGCATAAATACTGTTTATAAAAGAAAAACAAAAATAGAAAAAGAAGAAGTAGGAAATTATGCAGGTACTGGTGGATTAGTTTGTGACATAAGCATATTTTTAAATGATGACTTCTTTGATTGTCCTGAAGAATATTGGATTGTTGATGACTTGTGGCTATCATTTTATTTATTAAAATTTACAGATTATAAAATTCAAACACTTAAAACACATATAAGATTTATTAACGATAGTAAGTCTACATTCTTAAAATTAAAAGAAATTAAACAAAAGTTCTCAGAAAAGTTTATTATTCCAGCATCTGTAGAGCGTGGGATTATTCCTGTATAAGTTCCAGGTATTGATCTCTTAGGGCATTTGTTGAGAAGTTCGTAATTCCTATCTGAAAAGCCTGCTCCTTGGCCATTGAAATATCTGATAGATAATAATCATCAATTAACTTAGCAAGCATCTTTGGATCCCCATCATAAATATCAATCATAGTCCTTGTTCTTAATTCATCTATCTTTTTTGATGTTGTAAGCCACTCTTGGGGAAGGATCTTGTTGTTAGGAGATATGTTAGTCATAAAAACGGGTAGAGCGCCTATTAGAGCCTCGTTCATAGGAAGACATAGACCAGCATACCTTCTAGGCAGAACCATAGCGTCAAAGCCCTCATAGAGGCTTTCTCTGGCATCTGGGCTAAAGTCATCAATGACCAATCTTGGGTCATCACATTTTATATTTAATTTACTTTGAGTTTTAATAACTAACTCATAATCAGCAACAGAATAGTTAAGCATTTCAATTACTGTATTTGTCCCATTTCTATCTTTGACTGCAGCCTTACCACCTATATGTAATATCTTTTTATGTATTTTATTTCTGTTTATCTTATTGGTTTCTTTAAATAAATTAATGCTTGTTGGAGGTGGGATATAAACAACTTTTGTTTTGTTGCCAAACCTATTAACTATGTCTGAAAAGTTCCAAAGACTTGGAGCAATTAAAACATTGGGCAACTCTAAATCTGGATTAGCCAGATGATCTAAAAATTCATAGTTATATTGAAGAATAGTTTTTACTTTTCTTTTCTTTGCAATAGATATAAAAGAGGGGTTATAGAATATTTCACAACTAAGAACTACATCTAATTCATTTAAAAATTCATAGACTTCTTCTTTAGATGCCATACCATTCTTAGTAGTAGCAACATTATACCCAGAATACCACTCAGGATGTTGAGCATTACTATTAAATGGTGTTGAGTCAATTACTAATATTTTTGCGGGATTAAGCATGCTAACTAATTCTCTTGTTTGATTGCCTAAACCAGTGTTATCTGAACGAGCAATAATTCCAAGACGCATTAGTACAGCCAAGCAAAAATCATTCCGCCTCTTTCCCAACTGCCCATTGTACGAACATGGTGAGTCTCTGATAATTTTTTAACTATATCTCCCAGGCTATTGCCAGATCTAATATCAAACTCCATAGTAATGTACTTACATTTATTTAAACTTTTTTTTGAGGCTGAAAGAATAATTTCAGGTTCACTCCCCTCAACATCTATCTTTAAAACATCAACAATTTTAATTTTATTATTTTTAAATAAAGTATTTAAAGTTGTGATTGCAATTTCTTCTCCAAAGATACCATCATCCTTTATTGTTGCACCACCACCCATATCGCTAATTATTGCAGTTCCTTCATAATCGCTTATGCCGTATGGAACAACTGTAATTAAACTATTTAAATTACTTAAAGAGATATTATTATTAAGTGCAACTAAATTGTGTGGTTCAGGCTCAATTGCATAGACATTTGCCCCATATTGAGCAGCAAATATAGAAAAAGCACCAATATTAGCACCAATATCTACAACTACTCCACCATTATTAAATCTAGAAGGATCACACTCATAGACATCTTCTTCAAATATTTCTTTAACTACAATCACATCTGTAGCATAGTCATCTCTTAAATCAAATTTAACTGTTGTTCCTGGCACCTCGTAGATCATAGCCCTAACTCCTTTAGTATTTGTTGCCACCTATGCTTGTATGTATAATTATTCTTAACTAATTCATGCCCTGCTTTTCTTATTTCTTCACGCTCTTCATCATTCTTAATGTAATAATCTATCAACTCTTTTAGTTGTTCAAAGTTTCCATATTCATAAAATACTATATTCTTTTTATCTGTAAACTCTTTTTCTAATCCTTTAATGTATGGATGAATTAAGAAACCACCACGACCCAGTGTTTCATATATTCTATCTGACCAATAGTCGGGGTAGTCAAAGTTAATGCAAAGAGTATCGCCAACAACTACTTTAGTAGTCCAATATATCTTATTAAGAGCAATACCACGGACAGGCTGTATTCCACCATTCCCATAATGTTCAAATCTATTGCCATATGTTTTATCTAACCAGTCTATTAACTTTGTTCTATAAGGCCACTCAGGGTGATACTTTTTACTACCAACAAAAACTATATCACGCTTCATTCTTGTTGACCTGTATGTAGATTCTTGATCAAAAACTCCTGCAGGTAAGTAATGGCCAACTACTTTTGTTTTATCGTTAAACCATTGAGCCATTCGGCTATCAACTGTAAAAAAATGACCAATCTTCTTATACACTGGAATAATGTCAAGATCTTTTTGTCTTTGTAACCCAAACCATAGATCCAGATGATAAGTCATTGTTGGTATGTTATTTTCTTTTAATGTATCTAAAACTTGTTCCATATCAAGCCTTCCAGGAGTTCTCCAACCATGCGTATGAATCCAAACAAATAGGTCACACTCTAAGGCTTTTGATAATATGTCTTCTGCTTTTGCATCACTTTCCTGCATTCGAATTACTTTATATCCTAAAGATTCAAGGGATTTTGCGTGATGGCTTTCACTTGTATAATCAACACGAAAGTTTCCTAAAAATAATACACTTTTCAACGCTACCCCATTTGTTTTATCTATTATATCATCAGTGCCCCTGGCAAGAATCGAACTTGCGACACCAGGCTTAGAAGTCCTGTGTTCTGTCCACTGAACTACAGAGGCTAAGGGGTTTTACTTTTGAAATTGTTACTACCAGATCTCATCATCTTTAAACTCATCTAATACATAATATGTAGCCCATTTTTCTGCGGGAATATAACAAACAGTCTGAATACCCATATAAAGATAGTATCTAACTCCATACTTATTTTTCTCTGCAAGTCTAATAGACTTAATAAGAAACTCTGCTGCAATAATATTCATCATATTACCAAACCATCTAAAAGGCAAGATATTGGTTTTTTCATTTACTGTGTACATTTTAGTTCTCCCTAGTTTCGTGTTGTCCTCTGGCAATTGCTGCCGATATTTCAAATGCTTTTTGTGTTCTACGAGACTTATTTAGCCCCTTATGCTTCCAAAGGTATGAGGTTGCATAAATATCATTAGCAATCTCATTTCTGATTTCTTTTACAGTAAAGACAATAAAGTCCCAGACCTGTTGTTTTTGTTCATCTGTTAAAGATTCTGTCCAGTTTGGCATCTCTTCTTGACTCATATCAACCCCCACTCAATTTCTTTCTTCGTAATTATATTTTGGATCTCTGCTTTCATTACAATATCAAAGCCCTCAAATTCAAGGTACATATTTAAAAAATCTTCAACACTCTTATCATCTCCAAGACTAATCTTCTCAGAGCCATAGCAACCAATCCTAGTAGATAAACTCCAGTGTTTGTACTGGTTGTCAAACTCAAGAGTTAAAGAATTAAATGAATGCCCACACAGATCACAGTCAATATCACTGCCAAGCATCCATTCAAACGAATCTACATAGCCATAACTATTTATTCTAGTCTTCATCTTCTTCAAAATCCTTAAGAGACTTGGAGTTGTTGTAACAACTAGGACAGGTAACACCATCATAAAATGGACTGTTACAGTTAGGACATTGTTTCATTTATTGAGTTTCTTCAGTTACTTTCTTAGCCATATACTTCATGCCCACAGCATTTGTATCACTAGACTTGATCTCAAGTGTATCTAACTTATTAAGTATATCTTCACGCATTGTGGAGCGACCTGCATTGAAGCCAGCATTAAATGCTGCTGCTACATCTTCTTCTATATTCATTCTTTGATACCACTAAATAGAGATACAGCATCTACCAAACTTGCTGTTCTGGAGGTGACATAGCCACCTTGTTTTTCTAATTGCTCAGCAGCCGCAGCCTCATCCTCAGCAAGGATTTGTACTAGCATTTCAACTTTATATGTAAAGCACGATGTTGCTTCTTGTTTATTTGTCATGTTCCTATTTTACCCTATTCCGTAGTAGAAGTCAAATGCTTCTTGTTTGCACACCAAATATTACCATCACTCATTGTCTGATGAGTCTCCCAGTAATTAATATTTTCTTTATCCATACCACACTTGCCACAATCGTTTGATTTCCCCACCTTACCCCTAGCAATAGCAACGCATTCATACGCTGCCTTTTGCATAGTTTTCTCTTGAGTCTTTGCATAAGCCTCAATCTCTTTGGCTATCTGTTCGCGGATTAAGGTGATGATGTCACTCTGCATCTGCCTTAAACCAAGGCTTGTAATTGATCAGGGTTTGAATATCGTTGTAAATATATTGCCACAATATCTTTGCTGTTTTGGCTCCTTCAGCGTATAAACCTTTACGCGCACCGTCGAAATCTTCAGTGCGATAATTAAAGGGTAAATCAACGCTGTAACTGTAATTACCTGTTTCGCCATAGACCTCAATTGTAATTTGATTTTGAGATGCTAATTCTAGGCATTTCTTTTTTGTAGTCATTACACACCCACCTCTCCTAGTTCACGAACTGCTTGTTCCATCATATCAAATTCAACCTCTGTTGTCAATGGGGAACCCTCAACTCGCATGGTATTTAAAACTCCCTTAACCAATTCAATACTATTCATCTAAAGACTCTACCCATTCTAGTAAATCTTCACAATCACATCTATCAAGTCCATGATGGTTTGTCCACTCCCCTGTATCAAAACTAGATTGATTAGTATGCCTATCTTTAATCATTTTAATCAACCCTTTTTTATCCAAAAGAATCACCACAAGCACAAGACCCACCAGCGTTTGGATTATCAATAGTAAATCCTATTTTCTCAATAGTCTCTACATAGTCCATAGTAGATCCCTCTAA